TCCTCCAACTGCCCGGTGCCCTCGCACACCTCGCAGTCCACCTCCCCCAGGCTGGAGAGGGATACCGGTTTCATAACCTTGCCGGTGCCTCCGCACTCCGGACAGATTCCCATCGCTTGCCTCCAATAAAAAAAGCCCGCGCCACTGACGCGAGCTATATATTTCTCAAGAAATAATCAGGGTTACGTTTCGCTATGCCAGATGATGTAATCGGCGGCGACACCGAAAAGACCGGTGCCGTCCCCCGGGTCCAGGTCGTTCTCGTCTTCATAGAATGCCCCGTTGACCGCCACCCCTCCGGCTCCCCCCATCGTCCCGGAGTACCCCTGCAGCACCGCCTGCACTGCCGCGATTATCGCCTTGGCCGCACCATAGGTATCTGCGAAAGCGGAGAGCTGGAAGCGGGGGTGCGCCAGCCCCGAGCTCCCGTCATGGGAGTGCTCGCGTACCCCGGATATTTTGCTTATCACCAGGTAAGGCGACTCCACATCCTGGGGCGCCTGCACGAAGTGTATCCGCTGCCCTACCAGATCTGTTATCCCGCTCTGCGCCAGGAGGAAGGTCATCAACCCCTGCTCGATTAACATCTAAACGCTCCCCTCGATAGTCTGCTTGAATGCCGCGGCGACATCCTGTTTGATTTCGTCCTTGATGCTGTCCCAGGCCGGACGCAAAAATGGATGCGGCGGCGCCGGGTGCGGCCCGGCGTGCCCGTATTCCACCAGGTGGGCATGAGGTGCTCGCCTGGCCCGGATGCCGGCGAAGGCAACCGTCGGGCGGTTCATCGTAGCCGGGAGCGCCTTGGCGTAAGCCGCCTTCTTCAGCTTGCCGGTCGGGCCCCGGGGCGCTTTCTGCTTAATGCGCTTGCGCACCTTGCGGGCGGCCTTAAGCAATGCCCTGGTCTTCTCCCGGTTCAGGTTGCCCACTATCTTATTGCCTGCCTGCTCCAGCTCTTTAATTTGTGCTACAGGAATGTAACAATTCATCTAATCCAGTTCCTCTCGATAATAAATCAGCAGCTCTCGGTTGCGCTCCTGGACGTTGGTCAGGGAGACAATCTTCAGGTAGCGGCTGCCCAGCTTCATTCTCATAGTCGGCTCGATATCGGAGCGGTAGCGGATGCGCACCTCCCCGGTTACCTCCGCGGTAGCCTGCAGCGCCTCGTAGAACTTCCGCCCGGCGTTGGGCACTACCGACCCCCAGACCGTGACGTGGTCGCTATAGGAGACGACCGCTTCATTGAAGCTGTTTCTCGTCTCTACCTTCTTCTGGAAGGTGAGGCGTTTTCGCATCGTGCCCGCTCTCATTTAATTCCACCAACCGCATTGGTATTTGATTTCAATAATCATCAGTGAATACTCGTTATCGCTAATATGCTTGCAAAAATAAGAAATATAACCGACCGGGGTATTGTGTGATAGTATGATCCCGATTTTAAGCTCCTGCGTTACAACCTCAATTCTTAACTCCATCACACACTCAAAACACACGGTCCTTCCACAGTAATCTATCCACGCCCAGCGGCAGCTCGCCGGCTGTAATACCGGTAACCACCGCCTCGCGGTTCTCGTACAGGTGCCCGATCAGCAGCCGCATGGCCTGCCTGATGTTTTCGGGCACGCTTGAGCCCGCGTCGCCGTAGCCGCAAACGAAGGTTACGCAGACGCCGTTGTGGGGACGCAGCGTAGTTGATGGCCAGGATTGCCCGTATTTAAGATAAATCTTCGGCGCATACTGGTCCTTATCATCGATGGAGTAATAGCTCCCGCCGAGGAAATATTCCGTTTCATCGGTGTCGTAATACTTGACGATGCAGGACACAGTAGCGGTACCGGTACCGCTGCCTTCTCCGATGGCCGTGAAGATTACCCCAACCGTGCTAGATGCCGCACCGATTAAAGTGAAATCCGTTGTGCCCACCGTGAGGATGCGATAAACCGTTCCGGTTACAAAGCTGCCTGCTGTCACCGCCGGTTCCTGCAGCGGTGGCAGATTCAGCTTGATATGGTTCTCCGCCGGGAAGGCGTCCAGCCACAGCTCCCAGGTCTGCGTAATATAGCCTCGGTTCTGGAACTTCTCGCATTCCTGCCGCGCTGTGGTAATCAGGGCGTTCAGTAAATCGTTTTCCACGGTGGGCCCGGCCTGCTTGATGATACTGACCCCGAAGTCACAGGTAGCCACCGCCACGGTGGCCACTGCCCTGAGATAGGTATAGGCCCCGGTATAGGCCTTCTCCTGCACGGCGTTATCGTTACTCTCGGTAACCTGCGTGAAGGCGCCGTCGGTAACGTCCGACCAGTTAGAGTCATCGTTTGACTCCTGGAGCTTGACGTCTACCGTGCCGCCGGAGCCGTTAGTCCCTGAGATTAGGTTCACCAGCACGTCATAGCCCGATACCTCTACCGACTCCCCCTCCAGGGAGTAGGCCGCAGCGACAACGTGGTCGCCGGGTGCGATGCTTATCTCGGTAGCGATATCGTCGGCAAAGTCGGTGCTGTCTATTCTCAGGTGCGCCTTCGCCTCGGCCAGGCTTAACGGCTCTACTGCCGGGGCTGTGTCTATCTTTAGCGCCATAGTGCGCCTCCTGTCTTCTGCATCTATTTCTTGGTGCCGCCGGGTTTTTTGACGGACTTGTCCTCGGGTTTAGACATCATTTTGTCCTCGGGTTTTTCGTCTGATTTCTCTATAGTCTCGTCCTCTTGGGTGCCCTCTGTTTCTCCCCCAGTTCCCTCAGTAGTCTCGGTATCCTGGGCCTCCCCGGCTTCTTCACCGGCTACTTCACCGGCTTCTTCGTGATCGCTCGAGGGTTGAGCATATCGGGGTGATGGTTTGCCGCACTGGACACAGACCAGTTCCCCTTCGACTATGTGGTAATACGGATGCTTGCACTTAGACATAACTCCTCCTTCTCTCCTTTTTGGTGTTAAAAGAAGAGGCGGGCAGGGAAAGGAGTAACCTTACCCGCCCCATCTTTTCCCCCGCCGTGGCGGGAGCTAGGACAGCTGCGAGCTGGGCAGTTCAAGCCAGAAGAACTGCATGAAACCGTTCACGGCGACCGTGCCGCCCCAGTAGGCGAACAAGGAAGACGGGCCCACGATGTAGGGCGGGTTCTTCGGCTCGTACAGTAACCCATTCTTCGTCCACAGGGCGTTCGCAGGGGTACCGTTCATATCGCCGACGATAATGGCATGATCCAGCTCGGTGCTGATAGTCGGGTTGGTCGTATCGCCGCTGCAGACGCTCTTGACCGTGCACGTAGAGGCTTTGCGGTTGGCGAGGGCGATCCTCATGTTCGTGGGTGTGATCGTATTCGCCCAGGTGCCGTCCAGCGCGGCGGCCACAGTGGCTGCTGTGACGTCGACGATGGCGACTGCCTCGGCTTCGTCCTCGTCAGTGGCCAGTAGCGGCGTGCTCAGCTGGATGGCGAGTCGTATGGGGACGATGGTCTTGCCGTCCGGGATGATCATGCCGAATTCGGGCTGGTTTTGGTCGACGGTTGTGCCGTCGCCGCCGCCCACAACAGGGGTCGAGAGTGAACCGACGTTGGCGATGAAGCCGTATCCCTCCAGTATCGCTGCCTGGATCCAGTCCATGCCGAAGAGTTCGCCCCGCTTTGACATGTAGGGCCTGTAACCAATGCCCTGGGGGATGATGTACTTGTCAGACTGTTGTACTAATCCTTCCACTTTAGTTTTACCTCCGATTTATTTATGGTAATCCCCGTCTAACTCCTGCCCTTCTTTTAGTCGGACAGGTAGTATTCGATGAACAGGTTGAACTTGCCGGCCGTCAGTGCAGCAGTGCCAATGACCAGCTTGGGTGCCCGTTCGGCGGTCATCTTTATGCTGTTAGACGCATCCCCAACAGGAACAAGCGCTTTTGACCCGGCCGTCGACCATGGAGCCCCCGTGACGTCGGCCGCTGTAATCAGGTCGTTGGCGGATTGAGCCGTGGTTACTGCTGCGGTGGCGCTTCCCCCTCCCGTCAGTGGTGTGATGACGTCCACAACGCCGTCCCATACGATGGCATTGTCCGGTAAAGGCGTGCCGGCGAGGGTAATATCACCTTTTACTCCACCCTGCGCATCGAAATCGTAAGAGAATTTAGCCACTCCACGCGATACCGCGCCTTCGATTATCATTTCTTACCTCCCGGTATTGATTAGGGCGGGAATTTCACCCGCCCGTTGTTCGACCTTTATTACACGCTGGTGATGGTAGCGAAGGCAGATGTCCGGGTATGGACCACGGCACAGCGCAGTGATGCCAGCACAGCCAGCTTTCCCTTGATGAAATAATCATCGTATCCGCTGGACATCTCGACCTCGACGCCGCGCCTCATGGCGACGAATGCGAAGTTGGCATAATCGCCGGTGATCATGGTATTTTCTACGCATTCGGCGGTCTGTACTACCTTGACCCCCCAGATGGTGGAAGGCCCGACATCGGCAGGATTGCCGAAGATGTAGATGCCATCCGCCGTCCGGAGTAGACGAACCGACTGCCAGTCGGAAGGATGGGTGAACAGCACGGAGGGCTCGGTATAGCCCACGGTCCGGATCAGGTCGAAAGCCTTGTAGATGGCGTCCGGAGTCGGGTCGCTGCCCTTCGCCTGGGTCTGGAGAGAGCCGCCGATATTGAGCGTGCCCTTGAGGTTGGGGGCCGAGCCGTCGCCGTTTAGTATCTGGTAGCTCATCTTCTGACGGGTGAGGAAGGTCAGGGTGTTGGTGAGGTACGCCTCAGCGAAGGCCACGTCCTCCAGCTGAACCTTGGAGGTGGGGACGAAGGTCGCCACTTCCTGCACCGCCTGAGATGTCTCGGTGAGTTCCAGCGAAGATTCGGCAGCAGCGCCACCCTCGGATTTCTCTGCGGCTCCGCTGGTCTTGGTGGTCTCCAGCATGTATACCACGGAGTTCTGTGTGGTCGGGTAAATGGGGAGATTGTCCACCACTGCTATCGGCCGGGTTGGGGCTGCGACGTAACCAGGTCGGCGGAGGTCTTCCGGCGACCAGCCGCTGGTGGTGAAGAAGTCGGCCTTTAGTTGCGGATCAAGTAGGCTCTTGGGATTCATATCGAAGGCGACCCGCAGCCGGTCTCCCTGCACTGCCTTGGACTCCATGATAAGCTGCCCGATGGTTTTCTGGGAGACACGCGTATCGCCGGGCTGACCTTTAGGGACTTCCCCCTTGAAATTCGCCGCCTCATCCGCGAGTTCGCGACTCTTGGTCAGAGCGGTGTATTCCTCATAATCTTCCTTAAGGTCTTTCAGCTCGGCCTCGATGTCATGGAGCTTTTCCACCTTGGCAGTGGTATCCGCCCCTTCCAGGCTCTTGACCTTGGAGAAGTCCAGGTCTTCGCCGGCTTCCTGGAACACCTGGCCTATAACCTTGGATTTCTCTTTAATGGCCTCAAGGAGCTGCTTCATGTTGAGTTTGGTTTTCACTGTTTGATTACCTCCTGCAATTCGTTGTATTCTTTCCGGAGTGATTCAAGGGCATTCTTTCCCTCATCCTCACCCGGGTCCTCCGGCTCTGCCTTCACCAACTGGTCGATCTCGCCCGCGAGATCATCGATAGCCTTCCGGAGACCGGCTATCCGTTCCAGGTTGGCAGGCGAAAGGCCCCGACCTTCTTCCCCGCGTAAGTCAGCCAGCGACTTCGTGCGGGCGACCAGGTCCGTGACGGCAGCCAGCACCGTCTCCGTATGGTCGGCATAGGTCGTTCCCGTTTTTACATTCTTGATGGCCAGGAGTGCCGTATTCACACCGGCGCCGCGGAGCACCGGTGAGGCCTCAAATACATCGAGTTCTTTGAACACTCTCCACACTTTGGGGTTCTCGTTCCATTCCGATTCCTCATCCA